ATATTATGCTTATTGTAGAACATTTTACTTTCAACTTTTCTGGCAATTGATGTATAATTTCTTTACATGCATCTGCAGCCCATTGATCACAAGCAGCTTGGTCTATTGTTCCACCAACTAAATCAGTTATTTGTGTATCAAATGCCATTATCTATTATTCCTATCTGTTATATCTTGATCCATTGTAGTACTGCTAAATTCTATTTTTGTAGTCCCAGACCAAGTATTACGCATATTGACATGATTACGTGTATCATCATGGTCTTTTGCATAATGGCCACATTCACATATCATTTCTGCTTTAGTTTCGCATTCTACTTTTGTATCACACCTATGACAAAAATATAATATAGCCATATTATTTTAAAATCCTTTTTTTCATTTTTTTAACATTTTTTAACTTTCTTTTATTAGCTTCATCGTACCTTTCATTTAATTTCATATTTTTATATGGTTCGCTAGTCATATTTAAAGCTTTATTATACACCTTTTCATTTTTCATTTCAGATACATATTTATATGGTTTTTTACCAACCTCTTTAACAACATCAGTAACATCTACTTTTCCACCTTCTTTATACGATTGAGAGCGATTTCTTGCATCCTTACTCTTATAATTTGCCATATTATTTGCCTACTTTTTTTAATGCTTTATTGTGTGCTTTTTTAAAACTATCTCCTTCTTTCATATCAGACTTCATAGCTTTAATATGTTTAGGGCTATGATGATCTTTATGTGCTTTAGGAATCATTCCACCTTTTTTATACATTTTATCTACCATTCCACCACCATAGTACTCACTACGATCCATTGCATTTGATATTGGAATATCCCCACTATCATTAATTTGTTCTAAAATAGGTAAAGTTTCTTCATTAACAGAATCTTTTTTTATTATAAATTCACCACCTTCTGCTTCAATTGGTATACCACCCCTACTATGTGGTTTGCCTTCTAGCATTCCACCCATTGGATATTTTTTATACTTTTTATTCACCTTAAACCATTACCTCCACGTTTTCTACCTTTGTTCTGCTTCCCTCTACGCCTTCTTTCTATTTTTGGTTTATCAGGAGGCATTGCAACGATAGTTAGTTCGTTTGTTAACAATGTTGTTAATATAATTGCTTTAATTATCATAATTTTTATTAGCTTGTTAGGGGCAAGCCCTTTATACGACCTGCCCCACAGTAAGCAATCCTGTTAACCTTTATTTATTTAGGTTTATGCAAATGGTGTAGCGACAGTTCCTTCAGAATATACAACTGCTTCTATTTGCCACATTTTATTACTAATTGCAAGCAACTCTACTGTTCCACAAATACCAGTTGTTCCACCATTCATCGAGAATACATCATCATCTGTTTCATCAGGTGCAAAAACTTTGCATTGTGCAGCTGTACCATCAGCATCTTGCATAAGAGCGTATCCACTAAGCAAAGTAGTTGTTGCATCACATGTAATCGTATGAGCATTACTTGTAACTGCTCCAAAGACAATTTTGATTTTGTCTCCTATGTTTGGTTCTGGTAACACTACAGCACAACCATCGAGATCAGTAACAAGATAACAAAATCCTGCTGCTGCTGTAAATCCTGCTGTTTTAGCTGAGAACTTATATGTTTCTGGTGCTTGACCATAGCTATTGCTACTACTATTTAATACATCACTTCTCATAATTAAGCTCCTTCTATATTAAATAATGCATGAGTTTCAGGAAGAGTTATTTCAAGACCTGCTTCTGTTAGAATCATGTCTTTACGCAAATCTTCATCAGCCTGTTGCACATTTGTTGTAATTGAAGTATCACGATTAATACCATTTCCAACAAGTGGACGATATGAAACATGATCTAAGTCTACTAAAGCCATAAAAGTAGATGCCAAACCTCTAAATAATGGTTCTTTTACAAGAGAAATATCTCCATGCACAGTATCTATTTTTGTAACTTTATGACCAAAGGCACCTTGATTTGCTTCAAAGTTATAAGCAAATGGGTTAGCAGTATGACCCAAAGAAGCATCAACAAAAGCACCATCGCCAAGCTTATTAAACAATGAAACTACAGGTAGAGAACATAATGCCAACTTAGATGAGCTTCCACCACGAGCTGGATCAAAAACAACCTCTAAATCTGAAAGAAAGTTATCATAATTCATACTTCCACTAACAATACTCTTATGATAAGCCTTACCCTCAGTATAAGAAAGTTGAACTTCATCAACTACTGGAGCTGCACCTTCTGCAATTATATGTCCAACAATACCTTCTGAATATTGGATTCCACCTACGCTTGCACGTTGACCAAAAAGCATAGCTCTTTCAATGTCAATCTTATGCTCACGCAATTTAAGATTCCAGATACGTTGCCATTCATCAGCATATCCACGATAAACAGTTGCTCTTGCTGTATTAGACATTTCACAAGCTGTTTTAAAGATTTGAGTAAACCCATAATCATTATCTAGTTCTTGTGAAAAAACATCAGGAGCACCTGATCCTTCTGCGTATGCTGTACCAATTACTTGACAATTAACAGCAGTACTTGAGCCATCTATGGTAACAGCACTAGTACTATTTTCTCTTAACCATCTAACCTCTATTTCAGTTGCTGAATTAACAGCAGTAACAACGCAAGTTGCTGCATTAGTACCTTCACCCATTCCACTAATTGTGGATGATACCATTATAACCATACCTTTAATAAGCCATGGAGAAGATGATACTGTCATTGTATCTGTAGTATCTTCAGCAATAGCACCAAGATTACTTGATGTTGTGAATGTTCTATCAGTCATTGCAATTTTAGTTCTATCTTCCAAGAAACGAAATTGCGAATCGCTTGTTGGTACTTTTCCTACTTTTGACAAGTATACAAAAAATGGTGATTCTTCTGGAGCTAAGTCAGCGACCCTATCACTGAAATCGTACAATCGTCTTGTGCTCATTGTAGCACTATCGACAGTTGCACCACCAGGAGTACCAAATTTTACTTGTCCACTATTATAAGTAGCCATTTTTAAAACTCCTTTTTATTATTATTTTAATACATTAGTTCGACCTCCAGCAGCTACTATTGAATCCCACATTTTATCAGCTTCATTCTTTCTCTCAGGTTGCGAGCCTTGTAATACGCCTGCAGGTTGAGGGTTAGCTTGATTTTGCCTTATTTGATCTAATGGGTTTTCACTAATAGTCTCTGGAGCTTGAGACACAGCACGCCACATTTTAAGCACATTGTCTAAGCCATATTCAGATGGATGTTTGTCTGCAAATTCAAAGAAAGAATTTTGCTCTTGTTCAGTTAAGCCTTTATTAGCTAAATCTGAACGAAGAGTTGATCTTCCTTGCTCTGCTTTTATTCCACCTACAGCTTGGTCAACTGCACCATTTATAGTTTGCTGCATTTCTTGCATCCTAAACTTATAGGATTTCGATGATGGGTCATTGTAGGCTTCCCAAGGATCAAACTCATCAGGCTTTAAAGCAACAGGAGCTTCTTGGTTATTTGGTTGACCACTTACTTCACCCATAAGGTTTTGTACCAAGTCTGGACGTGATTCCAAAAATTTTCCAATCTTTTCATATTGTTTAAGCTGTTGATTTTCAGTGTGGAGTTTATCCTTTTCAGATTGGTGGTACTTTGCTTGTGCCTCCCAATCTTGTGTAGAACTCTCTTCCTGAATTGTTCCTTCATCTTGCCCTACTCCTGCGTCAAGTTGACCATCTTGATTCTCGACAACAGAAGCGATAACGTCATTGTCTGACATGTTAACTCCTTTGTGTTTGCTATTTCTCGTTTCCTTTTTGAGCTTGACTACGTTTCTTTTCTGCTTCTGTTGCTAAACGTAATTTCTCAGATTCGAGCTTGACAGCGTTAGATAATTTATCAATTGAAGCTTTGTTTTGTGTTTTAGAATCATACTCTTGTTCTTTAAGTTGACCTTTAAACTTTTCAACCTCGACCTTCTTACGTGATTGTACTTCTGCACGATTGGCTGTTTGTAAGTCTCCACTAAGCTTCTTAATTTCTTGTTGAGCAGCTTGTAATTGTGATTGCAATTGTGCAACCATGTCTGTTCTTTCAAGTACACCTGCTTTATCAAATATTTCTGTTTTCTTCAATGCTTCAACCTTATCAATAAGTCCTGCTTGATATGCTTCCATATATACATTCCATTCACCCCACTTATTAGAAGGCATGGTAGAATTTCCAATAACTCTTATATCAAAAGTCCCTACACTTAAATTATTTTCTATTGTTTGCAATTCTTTAGACTTATCATCATATAATCTTTTATTTACTGTATATTCATCAATATCATTGTTAGGTTGTGCTATTCTAAATGTTTTCTTAAAATCATAATGCGATTTTGCAAGATGATACATTAGCATTCCCAATCTTTTTAAACTTGCCTCAACATCTCTTAATTTAGACTTTGAACGTCTTTGTCCAAAATCTTCCATCATCATTGTTCCAGAAGATGTTTTAGGTGCAACGTCAGCATTTCCTTGTTGCATCTCAAATATTCCAATGTTTAAGTCGATATAATGTTCCACCATTTGAGGTAATTGAAGTATTGAACCTGCCAATGGTTGTGGTGAAGGAAAATGAGGTTCGCCAAATGAAGCGTCATATTCTATGGTTGCATTGGGATTCGCCCAATCACGTTCAAGTTCTTCTATATCTTGTACAGAGCCTTGAGGTATAAGCAACTTCAAGCCAGACGATGCCTGTGCATGCGATGTGATCAAAGACATTACTTTATTTAAGAACCTCTGAAATCCCTTGTTCTTACGAACATCACTCATAGGATAAGGAGTGTTAGTCCATATATTTGGTACAGGTACTAATGGAAATATATTTGTATCTAAAATCTTTTCATACAATACAACTTGCCCAACTATACATGTACACTTAATTCTTGTTTGTTGTACCTCAACTACATCAAATTGACCTTTGTCAAAAGCTTCTTGCGTTTTATCATCAGCTAAAAGAGTTTCAAATCCTTTGCTATCTAAAACTTTTTCTTCTCCACTTTGTATATCAACTATTCTAAAAAAAGGTACTTTAACTTTACTAAAATCTTCTATTAATTTATATTTATCTCTTGCACTTCCCCAATCATAATCTTTTACAGTATCAGGAGTAAATGATGCTCCTGTTTGTCTTTGCGTAGATTCAGGATATGTTTCATCTTCAGAGCCTATACTTTCTAAACCATCTATAATTGCCTCACCTTCCTCGTCTTCTTCTCCAAGCATTGGATAAGCATCAAGTAATTGGGCTCTAGTAAGAACAGTAGACAACTGCATTCCTGATGCATCATCAAACCATTTGTTACTACTATTAGGATCAACGACCACACGAAATGGATCAACATATGTAAATTTTACTTCTCCCCTACCATAATCATCT